CTAAAGGCGGGAGCTGTATCACCAGAGCACAGCAACACTCTTTTGGTGGCAAGGAAATAGCAGGAAATAAAAAGTATCCCGTTTGTATTCTCAAATCCAGATCACATTTCCGGGTCAAGGCCAGGGAGTTTACCATTGAGGAACATATTCGGTCCGGGCATACAGATCACGATTGTATCTGTATGTCTCCATCTGCTCGTAGTAAGTAGGGACATGAATGTTCAGTCCCACCTCTGCGAGTTCCTCACGGATACGAGTACTCCAGAACTCGTAAACCTCTTGCGGATGGAGAGAGAGTTCCATTATTGTTTGCTCACAATTTTCCAGAGTAGCGGTACGTCGTGCTTTTCCGCGAATCCAATTAGTAATTTCCAGCGTGTTTACCAAATCCATTGGTGCCAGGAAAGTACCATCCATTTGGATCGCAAACTTCCTCTTAAGGAAAGCAACTTCTTCCAGTGGTTTAAATGGAAGAATTTTCCCTGTTTTGGTCTCATCTGTATATGTGAGACCAAAGGAAGCGAGAGCTTCGGTCAAAGTGAGTTGATTAAACCAGCCAATAATTTCCATACTGACTGATTTAATATCATCATCACCGTAAATAATCTCTGCAACATACTTGCGATAATCACAAGTTGCAGGAAGACCTTGCTCCTTTTTCAGAAGCATGTACGCAATCCGCATGACTATTCCGTTAAAGAGTGAGTTGATGATGACGGTTAGAGGATTTCCCGATGGTTGGGAGTGAGTCTTACGAATCACTTCCCCACGAACGAGAATATCAGCATTACAAATATGCTCCCATAGGGCAGCACGAATAAGCTGTGCCTCTTCGTCATCACCATACCATTCATTTATCTTCTCCATAATTTTAACTAAAATTTGCATGAGAAGAGATCCGTCAAAGTTGGAAAAATCACCAGCAATCATGTGGTTTCCCTTAGATTGCAGGTGATGAGCCAACTTAGTCCATTCCAAGGAATATGGATTGATACCAACAGCAATGCCGTTATCAATCCTATTCCTCATAACATGAGCAGCAAAATCCAAAAAGTATTGCCTAATTGCAATAACAAGGTGTTGTGGGCAAGCTTCGAAAACACGAGTTTTGCCAGCATCCACCTTTTCAATTGGACGTTTTTCATCCTTGAGTGTTGCGATTGAAATCGCATTTCCACGAATTCCTTGTTTGGAATCATTGATCAAGTCTTCAACGTCCCGCTTGAGCTCTGGGTTGTCGATGTCGTATTCTTCGCCATCACCCAGCCAAGCTGTTTTCCCTTTGGATTTGTTGTTCAGGTTGTAGGGATAACCTGGTGAGGTAGTACGGTTGATAGGTCGCTTGTACGGATCACCATCTACACCCACAATTGCTTGTTCATAGCTGTGAAC